GCGGCTCCTCTACAACCACGACGACGGCGCGGTCATGGCGCGCACGAAGAGTGGCACGCTCGAGCTCGCCGAGGATGACACTGGTCTGCGCGTATGGGCGCGAGTTGACATGTCCGACCCGGACGTGCAGCGCGTCGTACCGAAGATGATTCGCGCCGACGTAGACCAGATGAGTTTCGCGTTCACCGTGGCGGAAGACGACTGGACTGAGAGCGCCGGGTATCCGCTGCGCACCATCCGGTCGATCGGTGAACTCTACGAGGTTTCGGTCGTTCCGTTCCCTGCCTATGAGGCCACCAAGGCCGAGGTGTTCGAGCGGGCACGGTCGGATGGTCGCGTGCGTGTTGCACGGGCCGAGTCCATCGTCGCGGGCATTGCCTCGGGCGACATTGAGCCGCAGGTCGTCGACCTGGGCATGGGCAGATCGCGTTCCGATGAGGGACGCATCCGGGCCGCGAAGTATCGCGCCCGGCTTTCCCATTACAAGCTCAACATCAAGAGGTGAAGAGATGAGCGAGAAGCTCACAGAAGCACGCTCCGCACTGACCGCCGCTGTCGAGGAACTCGACCTGGCGACCGCTGCACTTAGCGAGCCGGATGAGGCTGCCGATCTGGACGAGCTCGAGGCGCGCTGCGCTGCGGCTGAGTCTGAGATTGAGCGCCGGAAGAAGATCGTCGACCGCATGCAGACGGTAACCGAGGCTCGCGCCTTGCAGCCGATCATGGTCGATGAGGACGACGTGCGTATTGAGGTGCGAAAGGACGAGCCGACCTATCGGCGCGACTCTGGCACCTCGTTCTTCCGCGACGTGATCCACGCGCACTCAGGCGACCGAGACGCGCAGGAGCGCCTCTACCGTCACTCGCGCGAGATGCGTGACGTGACCGCTGCCTCGGGCGGCGCAGGCTACATCCCGCCCGTGTATCTGTCTGAGCTCGCAGCTCCGAAGGTTCGCGCCGGCGGCCCGCTGCTCGCGCAGCTGCCGAAGGCCGCGCTGCCTGACGCTGGCATGACCATCTCGGTCCCTCGCGTGACGACCGGCACGTCGGTCGCTGTGCAGACCGAGAACGGCTCCGTCAGCGAGACCGACTTCGTGAGCTCGCAGCTCTCGACCTCGGTCCGCACGATCGCCGGCCAGTCTGACATCTCGATTCAGTTCTTCGAGCGGTCATTCCCTGGCGCCGACGTCGTCATCGCTGACGACCTCGCGCGTGCGTACACGACGGAGTTTGACCGTCAGCTCATCAACGGCGCCAGCGCCAGCTCTGAGCACATCGGCCTTCTGAACGTGACCTCCATTGGATCGGTGACGTTCACCAGCGCGACGCCGACGGCGGGCGATTTCCTCGCCCCGATCTACAAGGCAATCGGGACCGTCACGGCGGCCTACTTTGAGGCACCGACCCACATCGTGATGCACCCGCGTCGCGCTGCGTTCTTGGCCTCCGGTCAGTCGACCAGCACGCCCATCTTCAACCAGGGCGGGCTGATGATGCAGTCTGGCGAGCAGAACTACGGTGTCGTCGGAACGATCGCCGGCCTCGCGGTCGTGGTCGATGCCAACATGCCGACCACGCTCGGCAGCGGGACAGACGAGGACGCGATCATCGTCATCAACGCCCCGGCGCTGCGAGTCATGGAAGGCGCTCCGCGCTTCAAGGTTCACGAGTCTGTCGGCTCGGGGACCCTGACGGTGCGCCTGTCGTACTTCGGCTACTCCGCATTCATGAGCGGCCGCTACCCGGAGGCGATCTGCAAGATCACCGGCACCGGGCTCAACGAGGTCCTCTAGCAGTCGGACTTCCCTAGTCACGCGCGGACCTGCTCGCATCTATGGGGCAGGTCCGCGTTCGACTCTGAAACCTTGGAGACAAAGTGAACGCAGACGAGAAAAGGTCGTACATCGTCGCGCTGCTCGAAGAGCGCGCCGTCTGTCACCGACACGGCCAGGCCGATCGGGTCCAGCAGATTGACGTTGAACTGCAGAAGGTCGGACACGAAGCGAGGACTGGCGCGAAGCGTGCCGAGAGTCGTCCGCGCGTCAAGAAGACCGAGACGAGATAGCTGATGGCTGCCGTTGATCTCTGCACCTTGGCGAATGTTCGTGAGGCTCTTGAGCTTCCGGCGTCCGATACGACTCGCGACGCCTTGATCCAGACGCTCATCACGGGCATGTCGCAAGCGATCAACCGCGAATACGATCGCGAGTTCACGCCACTCACGGCGTCCGCGACGAGACGTTTCCGAATCTCAACCGGCTCGCTGATTCTTGACCTGACGCCATACGATCTGCGGACGGTCGCGAGCCTCAAGCTCAACCCAGACATCGCCGGCGGAACGACCCTCACGGCGTCAACGGATTTCCAGCTCTCCCCGGTCGTGACCTCGCAGGGTCCATACCAGGGCGTGAGATTCTCAAACCGAGTGAGCAGCCTGCACAGCTCGCAGACGGCGATGGACTTCGGTTACACGCTGTGCGACATCGCCGGTGCCTGGGGATTCGCAACCGTGCCAGACGACGTGACGCGCGCAGCCGTGATCGCCGTCCAGTCAGCTCTTCGCCGTGACCTCACCGAGCTCGCCATCGCTGGCATCGAGGAGCCGCAGAGCATGTCACCCGAGGGTCCGGCGACGCACGCACTCCCAGCGGCCTCTCGTCGGCTCCTGGCACCCTTCCGCCGCACGGCTGGCGTGTTCTGATGGCGACCAGCACCGCGCCGGCATTCATGAACGCGCTACACGACGCTCTCTCCGCTCGCGCAGCACTCGTGGGCGTGCGCGTCAACTACGGCCCGGCTCTGCCAGATCCCGGGCGCGAGAGCGTGAACATCCTCGGCATGAGCGGCGAGCAGTCGTTCGCAGGTCTCGGTCAGCTTGCCAAGGAGGAGATCTACACCGTCGAGGTGCTGATCTTGGTCATTCGTGAGGGCCAGCAGACGCAGCCCGCGGTCGAGCGCGCGTACGTCCTGATGGGCCAGCTTGAAGACCAGCTCCGCGAGACCTTGGTCTCCCCAACGATGACCAACACCGTCCGCGTGGCTGCTGTCGAATCGGTCAGCCTCGAGGTCGGCGCAAGCGACACGACTCGGTCAGCTCTACTCACCATCGGCGTCCGCGTGCAGGCGCGGATCTAGGAGACATGTTGAAGATCATCTATCAAGGCGCGCACGACGGCGTCGACGTACCGCTCGCCGATGGCCGCGTTCTCGTCGCGCTACATGGCAGGCCGGCGGCCTTCCCTGACGAGGTGGCGAAGAGCCTCCTCGCGAGCGGCGATTGGACTATCGCCGAGCCGCAGAACCACAAGCAAACCAAGAGGCCAGACAAGGCCGAGGAGGAAGTCTAATGGCCATCCGGTCAGCGCTTGCAGCGCAACTGGGCCTCGCCCAGAGCAGCACCTTCGGGACCTACCAGACTCCGACGCGCTTCCTGGAGTTCGTGGAGGAGTCGCTGGAATACAGCATCGAGCGGGTTGAGTCGCCAGGCTTGCGGTCGAACAATCGCGTGCTACGCACTGACCGTTACGCCCCGGGCCAGAAGCGCGTCGAGGGCTCGGTCACGCTTGAGCCGGCGACGAAGGGCTACGGGCTGGTCTTGAAGCACGCCCTCGGCAGCGCGTCAATCAGTACGCCATCCGGCGCAACGCTCGCGCGACTGCACACTCACACCCTCGGCGACATCTTCGGCACGTCGCTCACTGTGCAGGTCGGGCGCCCGGATACCTCCGGCACCGTGCAGCCGTTCTCGTTCCTCGGGATGCGAGTTGACACCCTTAGCCTCTCGAATGCGGTCGACGAGCTTCTCGTCTGCGAGGTTGGCTTCGTCGGGCAGGAGCAGACCACGGCGCAGGCCCTCGCCACCGCCGTCTACCCGACCACCGGCAGCGCTGCTGCCTACGAGCAGTTCTACTGGACCCAAGGCGTGATCTCGGTCGCTGGCTCGCCGGTTGCGGTCGTCACTGATTTCCAGATTGAGGTCAACAACACGCTCAAGAGCGACCGCTATTTCCTCGGCGGCGCGACCATGAGCGAGCCGATCCTTGCCGGCATGACCGAGATCACCGGCTCGATCACGGCAGAGTTCGACTCGCTCACTGCGCTCAACCGCTTCGTCAACAACGACCAGGTCGCCCTCTCGGCGACGTGGACCGCAGCGACGGCAATCGAGAGCACGACCTTCCCATACGTTCAGGTGACGATCCCGAAGGTCCGATTCGACGGCGGATCTCCCACGGTCGGCGGACCCGACGTGCTGACCGTTGAGCTCCCGTTCAAGGTTCTCAACGACGGCACGAACGCGCCGATCACGATCGACTACATGACCTCGGACACCGCTTCGTAGGGTGGCAAAGTTCCGACAATACGGGGAGACACTCCGAGGCTCGACAACCGGCCAGACCCTTCAGGTCCGGGGTCTGGCGCAGTTGCAACGCGACCTCGGCAAGGTGAACAAGACCGCGAG